CTCCGCGATAGTGAGAAGAGACTTCTTTTATCTTTCCCCGTCCAGCAGGCCCCTGATCGAATCGGCCTGGGATTCTTGATTGAATTTCAAATGTTACAGCCTCAGTATCTAAAGCTTCTATAGGATCGTCTTCTAAGAACAATAATCTTTTGTCTTCTGGTACTCGTTCCCAATTCTGCCTAGACAAAATTATCTTTTGTACCAAAGGAAAAAATTCATTTAATTCATTACTAGCCGGCCCTGCTGTCTGTTGGCTTCGAAGATCTAGTATATAGTTTTGGATTTGTCTATCTAACTCAGGTTCCGATAAACGAACAATCCCGTTCTGTCCAGGATCGGGGATGCTAGTAAATTTGTCTGATGTTAGTCCTACCATACCAAACGCTCCAATCGCGTAACAGACCTGCTGTCACGCGCCAATATTCTAATCTGCCATTGTCTGCTTTAAAATCTTCTGGTCTCCAAATCTCAAAGAAATTCAACCTTTTGACTGGGTATGTTATTTTTCCTTCTTTATCTACCTCCACTTCTACAATGATATCAATGGGCGTGATAACTTCATTGCATTCGATATAGAAATAACTTGCATCAACCTTCTTCGGTTGAGTTTCTTGTTGTTTATTTCCAGATGGACGAAAAACGTCATCTCCTTTATAATACACTATTTTATGCTCGTCCCAAAACCACCCCATAGAATGACAGAATTTACAAAAATAGTCTTTATCCGGTTCGTCAGTAATACTATCTCGACAAGGACATCTAACTGGTTTTCCTTCGGAATCTCTCCTTATCTTCCTTAAAAAGCCACTTCTTCCTTTTGCAATTTCATCAGAAGCACCATGTAAGGTCCTCTCTATTTCCACTCTAAGATCTAGTTCTATCTTTCCCGTTTTGAAACGGGAAGTATTGCCATACAATGAATTAGATGAATTCTTAGTCATTGTCATTATCTCCGTAATAACCATATTTACCAGAAGATCTTTTCTTATAAGTTCTAAAGCCTTTTCTAGAAGTATAGAATCTTCCACTTGTGTTCGCCGCTGGAGAAGAAGAAATCGAAGAAGGAGCCCACTGTCTAGCTGTCGCCATGGCGTCTTCAGACCGAGAACCTTTAACTGCTATTCCAGGAAGAATACTAGTATAAGGACCTTTCTGTCCTCCAGACTGAAGTATCCTAGCCCACTTCTCTACGCATTCTTGAAGGTCGTCCATATTGCTCATAAGCTGAGGATTCCCTCCTCTTGATACAGAGAGGTCTCCAAGTCTCTTGCTCATCTTTCCGAAGATAGAACCGTCTCCAGATAGTGCTCCGTACAGTATCTGTTCTGCTAAACAAGTAGTGTATTCTCTTCGTGCATATTCGAAATAAGCTCCCGATCCAAGAATAAAAGTTTGCTGGTCGGCGGAAAGGCTAGCTTCAAAGATAGCTAAGTTAATAGTGTCATCAGGAATATCCGATACTAGTATTCCCATATCTAATCTTATCCTTCGAATAGAACTATAGAGAGGAGTATAAGTTGTAGTAAAGTACCATATAACATCTTCTCCCAAAGTACTTCCGTCTGTAGAAGCTACCGTCTCATCTAGTTCGATAAGAACAATATTGTTTGGGTATAACTCTATAGGATCGTCTTGGTTAATTGCGATTGAGATAGTACTTCCTGTAACGGTAATATCTTGTGTTAGTTCTCCCTGTGCAGTAAATCTTGGATCTCCATTTACAGGTTCTGCTATTACTTTTACAGTATCGTTTGTTATAGTCGCCGCGTCTAAAGCCTTATTGAAGACAATAGTAACCGTAGTTATACTTGCTGGATCTAAATTGGTTTCTCTATCTTCTGGGTCTGTTGAGACAATCTCTAGTCCGCCAGATTCTCCTTCTGTATTTAAACACTCAATGCCGCTAGCAGAAGAGTCCGATGGAGGAGTTACAATAGAACCACTTCCCGTAGTAAAAATCCACTGATAGTTGTTTTCTAATAAGAGGTAGGGAACTACCTTAACACTAAACTTGTCTCCAGTCTCAAAGTCTCCGTCGTTAGAACAGGTAACAAAAATTCCATCTTCTAACTCTCTTATTCCTGTAGTAGTTCTTCCTTCGTACACATTTAGAGGATGAGCTTCGTCCCACCATCTGTACTCAGCTACTCCTGTAGATCCAGGAACGATAATTTCTAAAGCGTAAGTTCTTTCCTCTGATGCAGAGTATCCGCCGCCAAAAGTGACACTACCTGTACCTGTTACAGCTACTTCTTTTGTATCGAATACAGTTCTAGTTCTAACTCCTGTATCCAAGGAGTCGTTTGTATTCTCGTCTCCCAAAAGAAAAACAGTGTATTCAGAGTTAACAGCAAGAGGTTGATCTGGAACAAAGACAGCTCTTGTTTTCCATAACATTCCATCTGCTTCTTCGTCCACTATAGAGTCGTCGTCTATAACTCCTCCAGAAGCATCTATCTTGTAAAACTCTATTTTTCCTTTTACATGCGCGCCAAAATAAGGAGAAGAAAGAATATCTTCATCTTCAAATCCTGGCTCGTCTAAAGGAGTGACGTCTATTGGTCCAAAGATAGGAGCTTCATCTTTACCGATAACAAGAAAAGTTCCTGTGTTGACAGAAGACCTGTCCATCTCTTGGTTAAAAGTAACCTCAACATGCTCTCCGATAGGAATTCCTGCTGCTTGATCAGCTGGAGAGACATCTATAATTAAAGGAGAAATACTTGCCATTTTAATTAGTCCTCATCTAAAATAGTTAAACTATCTATTAATATATTATCCTCTTCATTGTCTTCTATACAAGAAACTTCTTTAAAAGTTTCTTTAGCTGCTTTGATTATCTTTTCGAGTTTTGTTTTCTCTGCTAAGTCCTTCATCTTCTTTGTTAACAAAAGATGGGTTTCAGTCTCTGTGTCTTCTACGTCTGGAATTGGAATGTTTATTTTAACAGTTTTATTTCCCATGATTCCCCTCTAGTTCTGTAAGCTTCTTGTCTATTTCTTTTATTACGCCCGCACGATTTCTTTTAAACTTCTCAGTTTCACTACACGCAATAAGAAGAGGAATTACATCTGTAGTAGAAGAACTCATTTTTCTAACCATTGCTTTTATGGTGTTTGCGTTTTTATCTAAAAGAATAGAGGCTTCTTTCATTATCTCTTCACTGTTTACGTCTTCTAAAACATCTTCCTCTTCTTCTTTCTCTTCTTCGCACGTCATAGAAACAACTTGTGGAACTAAACATTCATCTGTTTCTATCTCATCTTCTGTACCTACAAAGAAAGACTGTACATTAGAACGAAGTTTTATCTGCTCTATCTCTTTGTCTTCTGAATCAAAGACCTTTATCTCTTTTCTCTTAAGAGACTTGTTGATTATTTCTATCTCTTTCTCTTCTAGTTCATAAGGATCAACAGAGACACTAAGTGAATCAAATGCGTTTAAAGAAATACTATCTAAAAACCAAAAAGAATGAGAATCGCCCAACTCTATTTTTATCTTATCCACAAAAAACTCCTTGTTTAAAAAACTTTCTTTTACTATTTTACCATGTAAGGCTCAAAAGCTCCATCAAGGAGAGAGAGAAAAGAGGAGAGGACCCGAAGGTCCCCTCCTAAGCTAAGCTAAAAGGTAAGAATTAAGGCTAGAGTACAGCAGTGCTGGGATCTAGAACGGCAAAGCCGTCGCCAGCAGCAGAAATAGTAGGCTGCACTGGGAATGCAATCTCGTTAGGTACAACTGGAACGTTTCTAAGAACGCCGATACCAAGACCGTCGTTATAGATACCAAAGCCATAACGTTCTCTAAACTTAATGTTAGAGATGTCATGCAGTTGGTCGTCCCAAGCTTCAACCATTACTTGTTCTTTCGTGATAAGTGCGCCAAGCTCCGAAGAATCGAAGAGCATAATATCAGAAAGTTGACTTTGAGCGTCAAAAGGCACGTAAGGACTTACGAGCACAGTTAATGGATAGGGGAAGTACCCAGGAATAGTAGGCTTAGACTGAAGCAGTTGGTCTACATCAGCAGTACCAGGAGTAGCAGTCGAATGACTAAAGCCACCAGACATACCCATTTTGTTTTGGTTCGCGGCATCCCAATTCGTAGTCGCTTTAGGACCAGTATGAGGAAGGAACCATGCACCGTTACCAGTGTTTTTAGTAATTGTTTGAAGAACTGGATCTGTCAGCCAGATAGACCATGCCAAAGGATGCATCATAATTACGTTAGGCATAAAGCCTTGGAGCATAATATGAGAGAACGCCCTAACAAGATCTTCCATGCGACAAGAACCGTTTCCAGCGCCTACAGCATTGCGACCAGTACAAGTACCAAAAATAGAACCGGCAGGATTCTTATTGTCGAATAAAGTTGTACCCATACTGTTAATATAGGTAAAACCTTTTTTCTCTTTGTGACGAGAGAGCGCTTTACGAGCAGCAACAACGTGCATATTGATAAGATCGAACTGAGAATCTTGACGCATTTCTTCTGTCAAACGAATCATAAGACCCGATTTTCCAGTGCTTGCAGTCATGGTTCCAGGACCAATTTGCAGTTGTCTCTCTGGGTAAGCTTGCGCTTCTCCAATATCAGCAGCAATAATGCCACCAAGACTTGGGAACGTCATCTTTGCGCCAGCCCAAGCAATATTATCAAGAAGCTGAGGAATCATGATAACAGGCTCTACAGGTTCTCTTAAAATAGTTTCAAGAGTCTTAGGAAGCCACTCGCTAGCATTAGATGTAGCCATCATGTCTTTGAACTCAAGTTTACTTTGAGTTGGCTTGTTAAAACCATTGCTCATCCAGGTATCTCTAAAGAGTTCGAATTTCCCGCCGAAGACTTTTTCTTCATCAAAATTTGTTCTTTTTGCCATTTAAAATCTCCTCCCTTTCTATCGGAAAATAAGGTTAACGATGAGCATTTTTTCAGCTGCACCAGCATAGGTTAATTGGTCAGTTCGTCCGCCTGTTGCAGAACCTGGAACATGCAGAGGACCTTGTAAATAAGGAGCTGCTGTTTTAGGTGACATACCTGCAAAAGGAGTTCTTACGAGTTCAAGTAAATCTTCTGGATATTCTTCCGCTCCAATTACTTGACCTACGATACCCATTAGATGGTTATCGATAGCTTGTTCGAGTTGAGTAGTAATAACAGAGTTATCAGCCTCAGTATCGAATTCTGGATCCGCAGAGAAGATACCTCCACTTGCGTCGTAGCCTTCTGCATTAGCTATATCGAGTGCAGCTTTAATGAGATTGCTATTTTCGTCGTAAGTCAGGAAGTCTCCAGGACCGACATCGCCAGTAGTTTGAACAAAAGTTTTGTTCCTAGCGTCAGTAACGCCAACTACATCTTCGTAATGATAATAAGTAAGTGTTGCAGCAGTCGAGAAAGGAGAAGGAATTGCGTCCCCACCAGATTCGAACAAGAACAGAATACCCATATCGAAATCAATGAAGAAATCGCCAGCGGCGGTAACATCACCAATAGAACCAACTTGACGAGTGAGTCCGGCTACAGAAGCTGTAATAGGACTATCAGCAGTGATTTTTGCAATTGGGAATTTAGCCATTGTATATGCAACAATGTCGTCACCAGCAGTAACAGTGCTTGAGTACTTAACTAGAAGAGCAATCGCCGTAGACGAGAACCAACCAGCGGTACCAATAGTAAGCGCAGTATCTACCATGGCGTTATCCATTATTTCGGTAGTTGCTACAGCGGGAAGTACAGGAACCGTAATAACCCAGTCACACGTAATAGCTACAGTAGCTTGGAGCTGGAAGTTATGTTCGGTTAATTCGGCAGGATTAAAATGATCCGAACCAAAAGCCATATAGTAATTATAAGAAGCAATACCTACGGGCTTAGAAATAAAGTCCATGGCTTGCTCGGTAGGACGAATCAACCCGCGCCCTTGAAGAGCGGTAGTTAATTGTGTCTGAGTGTAAGTTACGGCTGCTGCTACAGGGGCTCCTGTAGTAACATCAATAACGCCTTCTGCTACATCAAGAGCAGTGTAAGAAAGTGCATCTGAACCCGAAGCTACATTGAATGCCTTACGAAGACCAGCGGGAACAAGGCGTCCCTGTGTGTCTTCTCCTACAACCTTACCAGAGCTGATTACAATGTAATGCTCAAACGTTTTATCAAAACGTTGCACTGGCAACCAAGCCGCAGGTGTGCTTTCAAAGTGTGGTCTTTCAGACCTACTGTGTTCGACATTAGGAGTGATTCTACCCCACTTGTCGTAAATTTTATGGTTAGGTGTGTAACCCATTATTAAAACCTCCTAGTAAACTCTATTCGTCTGAACCTTTGATCTCGTTATAGATACTTTCAAAGGTAATCTTAGCGTCTGTAGAAGAGGTCTCGAATAAATCAAGACTATCCATTTGAACAAATAAGTTCCTGGCTTCTTCCTCTTCGCCGTCTTCTAAGAAAGCTTTGATGTTAGAAATCGCTTCTTTTGCAGGCTCACAAAGACCAGCAGTATCAGCCGACTCGTCAAACGCTGGGGTAACAACTTTGCCTTCAGGCGCTGTCCCTAATCCATCATTTAACTTAGTAGTAGCGTCTTTCATACTAAAAGCTTCTTGAGACGCAAGAGCGTCTGTAAAACTCATTGTATTCAGATCTACTAAGGCTTCTTCTTGATCTTTGTACTTCCCACTAAGAACATTTACCATTGCTACTTTTTCAAGTTTAGCTTTTTTAAGTTCAAGATCCAGAGTAATGTATTCATCAACTTGATGTACATAGTCTGTAAGCTGAAACTTAAGCTCTTGTCGAAGTACCTTTAAGGTATCTGCTGAGTCCAAAAGTTCTTTCTTTTGAGTCTCCAGTTTTTCTGTGAGTTGTGTTTCTGTTTCAAGATGAGAAGCACAGGTAGAGCAGTCTCTTGCAGCTTTAAGGTCACGAGAAATAAGTTCTGATTCTGCAAAAGCAAATAGAACTTGGATCTCTTCGTCTTTTAGACTTTTGATCTCTTCACCGGTAGGAGTTGCAAAACTGTCCTTCTCCTCGTTTGTTTCTTTTACCTCTGGTTCCTGGACGTCTCCAGAAGTACTATCTGAACTTCCTAAATCACTGCCCATGGCTTTCGCCTTGCGATTAATAGAAGCTAAAATACTAATTTTATTGCCAGGTCCTTGGTACTTATCCAAAAACACACTAGAAGCTTTTAAATGAGCTTCGTCGTGAATTGGAAAAGAACGTTCAGGGCCAGCAAAGCTGGAAAGAGGAAGTTTGTCTAGCTCTTCTTTGGCTAGCTTGGAGTCTTCCATCTTTAGTTCTTCGAGTTCTTTTACTATCTCTACGTAGATAGTATCCGCATCGATTGTTTGATCGGAATTCTCAAGATCCTCTAGAGCATAAAGCATTGCTGTTGCATCGTCGATACCGGCCAGTTCTTGTTCTGGAAGTTTTCCTTCTTCATCACAAGCTTGGAATATCTTTTTCGCATGGCTCTCTAGAACCTCAGCTTTGCCTTCTGGACGCCATTCTGTAATAGCGACTAGAATCTTTTGAACGCCTTCAGAAAGTTCTTCTTTCTTAACAGGCACTGTCATAGTTATGTCCTCCTTAAAATCTCTAAACTGAAAAAACTGTTTGTTTTCTATCGTCTTAGAAAGAAACTCAGAATCCAAATAAGAACCGACAACGTCTTGTTCCTCTTCTTCTTCCGAGTTTATACTAATTGAAGTTCTGGAATCTGCCCCTATATTAACGAGACTACATTCCTTGTTGTGATGAGCCATAGGAACCCATAAGCAAAGACGCTCATTGTCGTCTTCGTCCTTAAAGATTTCTCCACGCTCATGTTCGCATGGGCCTTCTTCTACCATGTTTCGCCCGCAAGTACAAAAAACACTACCAGGCAAAGGAGAAAAATGAGTAGAGACAGAATCAAACAAACCAGAAACAACTTCTTTAATTGCTTTCTCGTCTATAATATCTGCAACTAATTTAATGTAACCAAGGCCAGTCCAGCTTTCTGTTAAAGGAATTCCTGTTTGAATAAAATCAACGACAGCTTTTAACTGTTCCTCTTCAGAAGCATAAGGATCCGTAAGGGTCACTATCTCAGGAAGATCTCTCAGTTCTTCTGGAATAGTATGAACGTACTCTGCCGAGCGAATAATTCCTACAGGATCCTCGTCTAGCTTATGGTGTTTTATTATCTTTCTTGGTTTCTCGCCAACAAAAGACTGTACTCCATCTTCCATTCGAGATGGTACATAGAACTTCATATTGGTATTGACGATTCCAGAATGACTAGCAATTATAGTAACTCTCAATCCGTTATCGGTAGAGTTCAATTGGGAAAGGTAGTTATCCTTCCAATCCTTCTGTATTTCCTTAGAAGGTTTAATTATAGAATAGTCATTAAAAACAAACTTTTTCATTAGGGATTGTTTCTCCTAATACAATTATTTTTTTATCGCGCAAGTACACCCAGGGTAAAAAGGTGGTAACTCTTCATAGATTATATCATTTGTATTTTTATATACAAAGGATTTTTCAGAACATTTTTCACAATTTTGATTATTAACCAAATCCTTAACGTCAAAACCTA